TGGCTGAAAGCACGATGGCAAACGGCTTATCACAAAGTATTTATAGCGATGGCACCGGTTCGGGCGGCAAAGAAGTTACAGGGCTTAATGCTGCAGTGCCAAGCAATCCGGCCACTGGCACCTATGGTGGGATTGATCGCGCAACTTACACGTTTTGGCGCTCGAAATTGTACGATTTCTCCACAGAAACGGGTGGTGTAGCCACCTCAGTAAACATCCAGGAAGGGATGAACAAGCTTTGGGCGAGCACGACGCGAGGCTCCGATCGTGTTGACTTAATTATGTTTGACACCAATTACTGGGGTCTTTACATGGCATCTTTGCAGGCGCAACAACGGTTTACATCGCCAGAAACCGGTAACCTCGGTTTTCCGTCTATCAAATTTATGGACGCGGATGTTGTGCTTGATGGGGGTATTGGAGGATTTTGTCCAGCAAACACTGGCTTTTTCTTAAATTCCAAATACATCTTCTGGCGTCCCCATGCAGCGCGCAACATGGTGCCTTTGTCGCCTAACCGGAGGTATGCCATCAACCAGGATGCCGAGGTGCAAATCCTGGCCTGGGCAGGCAACCTTTGTTGCAGTGGTGCGCAATTCCAAGGCAGATTGCAAAACTGATGTCTAGGGCTTATCTGTTTTTCAAAGCAGGTAAGCCCAATTTTTTTGGAGCAAAAAGATGGCAGCAACTTTTAGCGCAGCAGTGTCAGTAAACGCAGTTGCAATTGTGGACACAGCCGCATCGCAAGCCACAGGCGCAGCAAATGAAGGTATCGGATTGACGGGTGCTGATGAAGCATCCATCAGTGGTTGGCGACTTGGTGCTGCAGCCACGACATCCGATTTGAAAATTGACACGGGCGATGGGCCTGGCTATTAAGGAATTTTATGCAACCTACAACTATTTTTGATGAGTTACCTGATGCACCAGCATTGGATGAATCGCGGTTTGCGGCAGACAGATCCGTTGTCACGCATTTCTCTCGGAGACCCTGCTTGCATCCATCCAAAAGCCGGGAAGCGGGCAGAGCGATCTATCACGAAGTGGATTTTATAACAATTCATGCAGGTGATAAGTTGAGCATTTGCGAGCGCCCGATGACTGAACAAGATGCGCAACGGTTTGCAGACCGGTATGAGCGCTGGAAATCTGGGCAGGAAGCTGCAATTATTGGCTCACCGTTGTCATCATTGCCCAACATGACGCCTACAAAAGTTGAAGAATACAAGTATTTTAAAATCTTCACCGTTGAACAGCTTGCAGAGGCCAATGACAACATTGCTCATCACTTCATGAGTTTTTACGCTGACAAAGCGCGCGCCAAGGCATTTTTGGAAGTGGCACAAAACAACGCGCCCGTTGAAGCCTTGCTGGTTGAAGTGCAAGAAGCAAGAGCTGAAATTGAGAATTTAAAAACTCATATTCATGCTTTGGAAACAACCATAAGCAAGGCAGCTTGAAGCTGACGGGTCATGCCTTTTCAAATTGTCAATGAATCCACACTGTCAGCCATCATCCAAAATGTTTGTGCGATGTGTGCATTTCCTGTGCCCACTGATCCAGCCGGTGACCCTGATCCGGCCGTACAGCAGATGGTGCAGGCTGCCAACATGGCAGGCATTGAATTACTTTCAATGTTTGATTGGCAAGAACTCATCAAACGCCACAATGTCCCAATTCAATCATCGTTTTCAGGGCAAACCGAAAAAGGTTTTGCGTTGCCTGAAGATCTTTTTGATTGGATTGATCAAACAAATTGGAACGCTACCACGCAGTTTCCATCCCTAGGCCCTGTATCGCCACAAATGTGGCAGGCATTGCTCATTCGGACAACGTTGCCAACGCTCTCATTTTACTGGCAAGTGCGCGACAATTTGATTTATGTTTTGGCGCCGCCTAACGCACCGCAGACCATGAGCGTTTATTACTTGTCGCAGGCCTGGGTGCGTGATCAGGACGATGCAACGCTCTATAAAAATCGCATCACAAAAAATGGTGATACGGCGTTACTCGATGCCACGCTGATTACCTTGTTTACGCGGGTAAAGTGGCTTGAAATGAAAGGCATGGATTCGTCTGCTGCAATGCGTGATTTTCAAATTTCCTTTGACAATCGACGGTCTGCGGAAAAAGGTGCGCCTGTATTGTCGATGGCACGCAGCACACGTTTCCCTTACATCTCACCGTTAACCAACACGCCTGATACGGGCTATGGAGTGTGACGTGGCACTTGTAAACGTCAAACCCCACCGATTGCCGCGTCGCGCAGCCGTTGCACAAACCGCTCAAGTCGCCGTGCTTGCAGCACCAACGGGTGGTTTAAATTTTCGTGATCCGATTGCAGCCATGACCGCTGCAGATGCATTGGTCTTAACGAACATGATACCGCGCCAACAAGGCTGCGAGTTGCGCAAAGGCTGGCAGGTTTTTTCAAGCCCCATCACGGTTGCAAGTGTTGCGCAACCCGTAGATTCAGTCTTTGGCTATGTGGCCTCAAATGCGGCAAACAATAAAGTGTTCATGGCCACCAACGGCAACATCTATGACGTGACAGCAGGGGGCACACCGACCGTTGCCGTAGCATCAACGGGTAGCACCGACGATGAGTGGTGGACGACACAATTTTCAACCGCTGCAGACACGTTTTTACTCGCTGTTTCACCAGGCGCGGGCTATTGGACTTACAGCGCAAGCACCGGCTGGGTCAATCGAACAGCGACAACCGTTGGTATGACCACCGACGTAAGAACCGTCACAGTCTGGAAACGCCGCGTTTGGTTTACGTTTGTGAATTCACAAAATGTCGGTTACATGAATGCGGTTGACGCAATCACTGGGACCGTTGCTTCGTTTCCAATGGGTTCGACGCTTCGCAATGGTGGTTATGTTTCAACCATGTTCAATTGGACGATTGACGCTGGCTTTAGCGTTGACGATTTTTTAGTGGTCATTGGTTCAGAAGGTGATGTTGCAGTTTGGGAAGGTACCGATCCAACGAGCATTGCAACCTTTGCGTTGAAGGGGGGTTGGTATGTTGGCCCGGTGCCAAGACACGGTCGCTATTACACGCCGTACGGTGGCGATGTCATGATTGTGAGTGAGCTTGGTTTGGTGCCCATGTCCGCTTTAATAACAGGCCAATATTCCCAAGATATGCAAGTTGGCCCTGCATCAAAAATTCAAAGTGTTTTTGCACCGCTCGTGCGCAGTCTGCTGAATGAAAAATATTTCAATGTGTTTGTTGTCCCCACCTCAGGTGTTTTAATCATCAGTCTTCCACCGGTTAGTGCAACCTACACTCAGTTCGCGATGAACGTCACCACAAAAGCATGGTGTACGTTTGAGGGCGTTCCCATCCGGTCATCTGCGTTGATTGGCAGTCAACTTTTTTTTGGCACGCTTGATGGCTTTGTGTGCAAAGGTTTGTTTGGCGACTTGGATGGTGTTGATATTGTTGGCGCGGGCGGCACGAACATTGAGGGTGATTTGCAAACCTCGTTTCAACACTTTGGCACACCAGGGCAACTGAAAAGTTTTGGTATGGCAAGACCTGTTTTTATTGCGACGGCAGCACCTGCAATCAAGTTAAAAATCAATACGCAGTTTCAGCTTGCTGGCGTTTCAGGTTCTCCATTTTTTACAAATGAAGTCAATGGTGTTTGGAACACAGGCACATGGAACTTTTCGGTGTGGGTGGGCCAAGGCACTTACCAAGCTTGGGCAGGTACCACTGGTTTGGGCTATTACGGCAGTTTGAGAATGCGCGTTCGTGGTTTACCTGAAACGACATTCACAGCGGCAAACATTTCCATGGTGCCAGGCGGGACCATGTGATGGCAACTTCTTCTAAAACAAACGCACCGTTGTCTACTGACAACCCATTTGATTTTGCGGGCGATGATGGTTTGTTTGACATCAAATTACCTGAAATTGAATACATCAATTTAGACGTTCTTCCTACTCTTGGAAAAGATAACCAACTCTATAACAGTGAAATCATCAGAGCATTGCGTGATGAAAATTTTAGTACATCTAGCAATAACCCTGGCATTAAATATTATGACAATGCAGCAAACTCAAAACTTATTCTTGATTTAAATCGACCTGTACCAAAAGGGCTTTCTAACAGACCAGCTTTGTTGTCGATGAAAGCAGTTGATCCTGTTTTTAAAGATTCGGTTTCTGGTGGTGGCGGTGTTATAGATACGATTGGTGGTGGTGGTGGGGGCGTCATTGTTGATGGGAGAGGCAGTGTTGTAGGAGGTATTGGAGGTATTGGAAGTGGCGTTATAAAAGTTGATAACGGTGATCGTGTAGGTGATGGTGATCTTAGACCAGGTTTAGATCAACCCTATGAAGATCCGTATGTACCTTCACCAGGTTTAGATCAACCTTATGAAGATCCGTATGTACCTTCACCAGGTTTAGATCAACCCTATGAAGATCCGTATGTACCTTCACCAGGTTTAGATCAACCTTATGAAGATCCGTATGTACCTTCACCAGGTTTAGATCAACCCTATGAAGATCCGTATGTACCTTCA